ATTGGGTCGCACAATGCCTTAATAATGCTTACTTTGACAGAAAATCAGCCATGGGGAAGGCTAACGAGGCATACACGTCCTTAATCAAATTGACCTGGCCGGCGATCGCCAAACGTTTCGAGGAACTAATCAGTCAACCGGCGCAGTTCAGCCAGGGTAACTTCCCGCCCGTCGGAACGCACCATATCGGAGAGGGTGATCTTGTCCTCCAGAAATAGCTTGGCTTTGCCTTTACCCAAAATCCTTTCCACCCTGTCGGTGGGTTGTTGCTTCAACCACTCGCTATAGTCCAGATCGCCGGCCACCCTGCCGTCCATGCTTGCCCTACTCCCAGCAGGCGGCGGGGGAATACCTAAGCCTTCCAGGTCTAGCACCGGGGTACTAACGGAACGGCAATTCCAATGGATTGGCGGCACTGGACCCTTGCCATATTCAAAGATGCGGCGATCGTTGGCACGGCAAAACGCAGTGGTTCTGCTGTCCAGCGTGGCGAGGTATCTGTACTTCTTGGTGACGTGTTGATTGGCTTGATAAACAGCCTGGTTAGCCGCATTAGTCACACTCTGCACCGATGTCCTGACCAAAGTCTTAACTTGCACATTCTTAGCCTCGATCGCCGCCCCTTTGCCTAGAAAAGTCCTGGATTCAGAGTATTGAACTTTCCCCACTAACCGGCGGGCTATCTGGTCGGTGGTTTCCCCCTGCATCAAACCTATTCTTACCTGGCGATCAAACAGGTCAGCACTACCCTCAGTTATGGCCCGGAACCTTTTCAGGATGGGCACGTTGTCCATTGTCCTGGCCAACTCAGTCCCCAATGGGGTGCGGAGGTTGAGGGTAACGGGTGCATCAGCCACCGCATTGGCCAAGCTCTGCGCTTTGTCCCGTTGCAGGATAAGGGGAATATCGTTGGGGTCAGAAGTGGCGATCGCCCTTGCAAAGTTGGGGGGCACTTCCACAGTGTTGACCACCACGCTAGAGGGGATGGTGTCGGCGGAGAGAGTCTTGCCAATAGTGCGGCCATCAATTACCCCGCCCTCAATGGCCAGTGCTAGTTGCCGTTGAATAAATTCTGTTTGGGCTTCGGCGGCACCCTGCAAGGAAGGGACCAGTATGCCCTCAGCCTGGATAGTAGCAGTGGCGATCGCCTGTCGGGTTTGGAGCATGAATGCCCGCAACCGTTGGGCATGATAACTGTTGGCGGAGGTGGTGGATTGCCCCAGGTCAATGGCCCGCAGTTGGTTAACGGCGTCCAAGTAGGCATTGTTCAAGATCGCCAGGATACGGTTAGCGACATTGTTGCTGTACCGGTTCAGGTAAATCTGGCGAGTGATGATGCTTTGAACCGGGTCATTGGGCATCCCTATTCCTCAAATACTTCAATATTCGCATCAAGCATTTCGACGGTCTGACCCGCTAAGTCATGGGTACAATCTCCCAAAAACTCGATCTTTCCGTTTCTCACAAAGCTGTGGCAAACCGCTGTGGGTTTATCTGGTCGGTTTGTCCATTCACGCCTTTCCAAAATACTGGGGCTAAAAGTTGGATTTTCAATGTCTCCGTTAAAATCCCAACTTGCCCCTAGGTTGTTCTTGTGTGGATTAACTGTGCAGTAGTGCGAACTTTTACACCCAGGACATAGAAATGTGTAGCCCGTCAAAACGCCATTAGAGTAAACTTCAGTTAATTTTTTCATATTTATTTAGGATTGGTTGCCATTGCTCACTGGTTTCTTTTGTTCAGCCGGGTCGGGTTGGTATTCGGCGGCGATCGCCGCTTGTTGTTCCTGTTGCCGTGCCTGCATTTCCAGGTCTTGGTCTTGCTTTTCAACCAAGGACTGCTGGGTCATTTCGATTTCTTTCTCTACGTCAAACTCGGTGACCCCGGCAAAGACGTCGCCATCCTGGAGGATTTCTAGGAGGGTTTTGTGGGTGATCGCCTGGGATACCCAAAGTTGCATATAGGCGTTGATTTCGGCGGGGTCTAGCCCTACATCAATGAAGTCACGGTTCACTTTGACGGTGCCGGATTTCTCCCCAAGGTAGGCACTATGGAACATCAGGCAATTGTCCAGGCAGTCCTCCAAACCCTGCGCCAATGTGTTCAGCCCCGCATCCCCTTGACTGCGATCTATCCTCTTCGCTTGCGCCGTTTCCGCTGTCATCTTCTGTCCGGCGATCGCCGCTAGGGACAGGGTATTTATCTCATGCTCGATTTTGGCCAGGCGGGATTCCTGGGCAGAGAAGGAGGCACCACCGGGTTCGATATATTGTGCCTTGCCGTCACTGGGGAAGTTGATCGCCTCGTTGGGTCCAACGGTAACCTCATCCACAATGTTGGGGAAGCCAAAGAAGGCCAGCATGGGCACAGCACTGATATGCAACATCCAGTCAAGGTCACTTTGGACCTGAAAATGTTTTAAATTCAAATGCGCCACATCCAACAATGGCGGACGGGACTCTAAGGCTCTGATTTTGTCTGCATAGCACACCGAAAAGGGGATGTACTCCAGGGAGGTGGTTCCCTGGTCGCTCAACTCATACCTTCCGCCTTCCTCGACTTGGGTGTACAACCTCCAATTGCCTGGTTCTAGCACCCGGATACGATACAGCATTTTTTCCCCAAACTCGCCATCGGGTTCCATGATTAGTTCCCGCAACCTAACCTGAGTTAATTGTTCTACCCCACCTTTGATGGTGGTGCGCCAGCCCAGAATGTCTTTGGGTTCATAAAGCACCCAATAGGGACGGCGGTTGGCATCCATCTCCTCGGCTAAGGTCAGTACGGGTTGATCCTCCGTGGGCATATCCACCAACACCCCGGCATGGCCATACAAAACGGCGATCTCTAGCACCTTGCGGGTAAATACCTGGAGGTTATTTCCTGTCAAATCAATGTTATAGGCGTGCTCCAAAAATTGATCTGACACTTCGTCAAGAGCTACTTCCTTACGCAAAACAAGTCCCACAATCAACTGGGCGATCCGCATTAGGTACGGGGAAAGGACGGAGCGATTCAAACGGGAATCATAGGACGCATCCTGCTCCCTCGGCTCCTGAGGAAGATAAAGCTGTCGCTTTTTTCTGATCTCGTGGGTTCCACCTCTTAAAACATCAATCAAGGCCCAATGTTTTGCCTGGTGGAGATAAGCCCAGCAAGGGTCCTCCGGGCGAGTAACCGCCACTGCACGGTTAACAAAGGGAAGGCGATCGTGCTGATTAAGGTAAATATCTTGACTCATGGCGGTGGCGGCATTGATGGCACTCCTAGTCTAATTCAGGAATTTAGGCGGCGATCGCCCCTTGAACAGACTTAACCTTTGACTCGATGAAGGCGATCGCTTTTTTATGGGGCATGGTCGGAACAAAGCACTCTGTATCGCCACCAACCTCAAGCAAAGAAAACAGAAAGGTATCGGCAAATCTGTATTTTTCAAATTCCTTTAGCACCAACTGCTCTATCTGGTAGGCATCAGAGCCACTATCCAATAGCCAGGAATGCTCAGATGTGACAAATGCGAAATCACCTGCAAACCTTTTTCTTGCTGTTCGGTTTGTTATGCCAACCTTCCAGAATGATGCAAATGGCTTCTCAAACTTGAGGAAGTAGATCAATCCGGGCTTGGTTGGATCAAATCCAGTCTTTGCACAAGATGGGCACCCACGCCCTTGCAGATGGTTGTTTGGCATTTGCTCAAAGCAACCATGGCTAGGACAAACTATCTTCACATTTGTTGATTTATTCACATAGTCACACCAAGAGTAATCGTAGAAATCCCCATGAACTTGCTTTGCTCTTTGAACAAAGGCATTAGTGTTACTTCTCCTATCACCGCAAACGGGGCACCCAACCCCCATCAAGTGATGCCCAGGTGCCTGCTCAAAGCACCCATGATCGGGACAATTTACCTTCACCTTTGTCCTGCCGTTGACATAGACGCACTCGGGATAACTGTATTTAAAGAGGTGTACCTGACTAGCTTTCTCTATAAACTCCTCTGTACTGTGTCGCTTTCTGCCAGCACAGTAAGGGCATCCAGCTCCACGCAGATGACTTTTGGCTTCTTGCTCAAAGACCCCATGCTTAGAGCAAATTATTTTTACCTTTGCGAACGCATTGACGTAGATAGATTCGGAATACTTATACCTGTCGCCATGGACTCGACGAGCTTCTTGAATAAACTGATCTGTGGTTTTGCCCTGAGTCTTCTTTGTGGCAGACTGTGGCGATGCTTTATAATTCACGCTGTTGACCTACTGATATTAGGTTGACCACGCCTCCGAGTGTTACCAGCACTGCGGGGGCTTTAAATATTATATGCCTAGTACAGCATAATTTTCGTGCCAGACCCGGCTCGTTGATGTATGAAGCTGTACTCTCTGTGCAAGAAATACCCCATTGCGTCAGCCATGTGGTCTAAGCCGTTGCTTTTATCTGGCATTTCTTTGTCGTCATAACTTTGCTGTTCCAGCGTCTTCACCAGTTCAGGACATTTTTTCGTGTTCACCTTGAACCGGCGATCGCCGAGGGAGTTAAGGATGAGAACATTCACTGTCAGGATTCTGTCACGGATGGGAGGATTACTTCTGGGAGCATTTACCTTCAGCCCCGCCTCTCTAATTAGTTCAATATCCGACTTGCTGGCATTGGTATGACTAGCGGAACCGCTAGCGTCGGGATAGATCCAAATATTGCTTTTCCTGAAATGCTCTGGGTATCTCTGCTTGATCGCCGAAATCATTGCGCCAGTGTCACGCAATTTAAAGAACTCATCAACGGCGATCGGCCACTGCCCATCCTTAACAAACACGCAGGCGGCCATCTTGCCCACATTGAAGTCCAAGCCAATATGAAGCACATCGTCAGCCTCCACATGGCGATCACTATGGCTCTCAGTGCGGTTAAAGTCAGGGTAAACACTGGATGTGTTGAGGTTAACGAATTCCCCGTCAAGATAGCTCTGGATTAATTCTGGTGGATAGTTAGCCCGGAGACTGTCGATGTAGTCCGGTGGTAGGTAAGGGTTGTCGGTGGTCTTAGCTCGGATTAATCGCTTTTCCTCTGATGCCTGCTCAACCATCAGTGAGTGCATCAAACCGAAACCCTCTGGAGTGGACACAATCCCAATTTGCCTAACCAACCCGGTTCTTATGCGTCCCTGGATCATCGCCCAACCTTTTAGCCCGATCGCCTTGTCCACGGTGTCGAACTCATCTATCAGGGCAAAGGCAGCGTTATCCCCCCGAATGCGGTTCCAGTTCTCAAAGGAACGGAGGTAAAGGGTAGAGGTAAAGCCGTCAAAGTGGAGTCTGATTTCTGGCAAGGGGGAAAGCTTCATGTCATACTCAACCCCCCACTCATCCAGCCTAGTGGTCAGTTCAGGAATAATCAGCGTTCTAACCAATGTGTTGGTCGGCTCCATGATGATGCCTAGGCAATTCGGATTGGCGATCGCCAGTAGCACTGCTTTCCCTACCAGGCACCGAGTTTTCCCAGCACCAAAGCCAGACACCAATCCCAGGATTTTATGCTCAGTGTCATCAAGGAATTTGACTTGATGGGGCAGGTGGAGGTCTTTGCGGACGATCGCCTCTATGTCTGATGCCTTAGGGAATCGACTAACTTCCACCTGTTGCCGTTGCTGCTTTGCTTTGGCGGTGTTGGTGAATTGACTATCAAAAGCCAAGTCCAACATCTTTGCTGTGTAACTTTTAGGCATCGTCGCTTTCCAGGCGATCCAACAGGCGATCGACCGCTAAAGCACGGCCCCACAAATCGCTTAATGCCGCCAGCCCCTTGATTACATTGACCGCTTTATTCGCATCGTCCCAGTTATCAATGCTTTTGTTCTGTTCAACAAATTCCATTATTTGCTTGGTGGTAGTGGCAGTGGCTTTAAAAGCCATTTTTCCCGCACCCAAATTATTCTTTTGAAATTCCGCCAAATTGCGCTTATATTCCTCCCTCCTAGCGGCGATCGCCTCCTGTTGCAGTTGATAATCCTGTTCCAAATCCCAAAAATCTATCCTTTCGCTCCAGTTATACTTGGCGGCCCACCGCCGAATCAAGGTACAACTCTTGGATAACTGATCCGCAACTGACTCAAATGACCTTTCAATGCCCATGTCACGGTACAGCGAGAAGGCAGCATAAGCCTTGGCTGTCTCCCCCGGCAGGCGATCATAGGGTCGGCGATCGGACATTTGGAAATGAAATAAA